GCTACCCCCAATGACATTTTCCGGCCTTTTACAGGTCGGCCTAACACAAGTCGGCCTCATTTTCACACCCGATATTATTTACATTTTTGCAAATAATATACATCATTCACAACCCCTCACCACCTCATCGTTTATACACAATCACGACACTCTCCCCCTCTCTCTTGAAGGCAATGTTCACAGATGCCCACACTTCAGGGCATGTCTCCAGTGCTCCGTCGGCTCGTAGATTCCTGATCGTGCTCTTGATCAGGTTCCAGGCATTCGGGTCAAAGTCCTTGGCTGGTGGCGTCGTAGTGATTCTCTTCGGTGTCACCCGAATAACCACTTGTTGAATGTCGGCAAAGACCCTCAACACTTGGAGCTTGTCGTCAATGTTCGTCATCGCTTTGATCATCGTTGTATCTGTGGAACATCAAAACAATTGTTAGTCACCATTCAAACACTATACCTTGAAGGTATAATGTTTTTTTATTCAGTTTTCTTATCAACGAAGAAGATTTTAATTTCTTAAAAAATATTTGAAATGATAATTTTCATCATTAAGTACTATAATTCCATATCTACCAATGTTGATGCTGACTCGTAATCCATAATAATCGAAAATAAAAGAGTCATCAAATAACTCATAATAACTAGTATTAGAGTCAATGTTGAGAATGCTGTGAATATAACAGGGAATATGATCAGATTCATCCAGTATTTTTTTAGTAATTGATATATTATTATTTACATCAATATATATTGTTGGTTCATTACAAATTCCCTTGAAACAATAATATATTTCATCACATATTCCTTTGGTCTTGAGTTTATGTTCTTGTAACCATTGTTCTGGTGTTCCATAAATAAATTCCATTATTTTTTTTTGTTCCATTTCTGTTTCAATACAATTTCACTTTTCAGTATTCGAATATATACTATATTATATCTGAATCAATTTCATTTTTTTTATCAAAGAAGTTTTTCTGTATTGGGGTAGTTTTTCAAATTGCTATCGTAACACCCCAATACCATTATTGGAAATTTACAATCACTTTTTTGGGGTAGTTTTTCAAAAAAAATTTAAAATCTATTTTATATATTTCACTTTTGAAAATATCTGTTCACAAAATAAAATTTTCAATCCTGGTGGTAAATTTTATTCAAAAAACTACCCCTTATTATACCCCCTCCATATCTCAATATAAAACATCATACTATTAATACTATTATTATTATTATCATATTTATCAATATAAAAAAGGATGTAGGGTACTTCACCGACCCCTGGGGGAGGGGTAATATTCTACATTTTCAATGGGTAGTTTTTTATTATACGATCACAGATTTCCGGCCCCTTTTCTTACGATTAATCGGAGTAAAGGTATTTGAGTTCGTCTAGTAAGGGTGTTCCTATCAATATCTTAGCAAGTTCATCCATTATATCAACAATAGTACATTTTACACGATATTCGTCACTTTCACGATCTTCTGTCTCGGCAGATAAAAGTAATTCTAATTTTGGATTGTATCTTAACTTTGTATATAAAAACCACATTAACATTAATTTAAATCTAATTCTTCCCTTCATGTCACTCATATCATCTTTATACAGGGGTGGATCAACTTCAGGATCACGTTTTCTAAGTGGTGTTGGTAATGGTGGTAATTTATGGTCTTCACAATTAGAGTCATCTACTTTTATACCCTCAGGTGGTGGTGTGTCGGTGCAATATTCCATTCTTTATTTATTTATTTTTCTTTTTTAATAAAAAAATTTGTTGGAATGTTTTTATATTACACTCAGGTTGTAATGCCTCTACTTTATACTCTTCTCCAAGATCCAAAAAAATTGATTGTAATATTTTTATTTTTTCATTAGAATCTTTTCCATTCACAGATATTATTATTGTATAATCATAATTCTTAGGACTAATATAAAAACTTGGTACTACTTGATCTGTATACATTTTTATATAAAATAAATATTTTTTTTATCTGGTTCTTCTAACCTTTTCTTTTTTAACTTTCCCACCTGTGGCAATAATACCTACTGGTGCTACTGGTCCTGCTACTGGTGGCGGTCCTACTGGTGTTTTAGCTTCTTGTGGTATTATTTCTTGTGTCATTACTTTTGGTCTTTTACCACATTGACTCTTTCTAACTGGTGGATTCACAGAAAAATTTGCTGATGATTTTCCTAATCCTTTAGATAGAAGTAATTCTTCAGATCCTGCACCTTCTGTACATCCACCTTTCTTACTTTTCCATTCTTTAGCAGCTTCCTTCATCGCATTATTAATCGCCTCGCGCGACCCGAACTTTTTACCCTTGCATTTTTCAGTCCAAAATTGTTTCCAAGACATTTTATTATATATATTATTTTTTTTTATTCCTCCACCAAATACGTCAAATGTCGTTGTATTCCCTCCACCAGTTTTGTTAATTATACTAGAATAATCTTCCATTGTTAAAAATTCTTTATTACTTAATAATTTTAATATATTTTCTGTGGCAAAATGTAATGGTTCATCTGCTTTAACGTCTTCACGACTCCACTCTAATAAACGTATAAATAATGCAGTGTCTAACTTAATAACATCAATTTTAGATTCTTTTTCATCTCCACCACATCCACCTTCTTTACATACATATTTTGTTCCATTAGGACATGGTCCTATCATTTTAGGATCGTATTTTGCATTAGGATCTGGTTTGCAACACTTCTTTTGCCATTTAGGATCCAGAAGACCACCTTTCTTTGTTGGTTTCCACTTTCCTGAATCTATTCCATGTAATAACCGGATTTGAGCTTGACCTTTTTTCTTACTTGTACACTTGGCGTGAACTTCTTTAGTATCTGTATTAATAACAGACCAGCATCTAGGACTTGTTTTTTCTAACGAATATGGCATTTATATATATGTTATATATAAATTTTTTATACATTGTCAAAATGTTTGTCTTTAAATACATCCTTCATATACATTTTTAATTTTTTCAAACTTTCAGAAGTATTATTAGTCCATAATCTATCAAAGTTAATCATTCGTTGACGTAATGATAAATTATGAAATTGATACATATACTTCAACCAAAAGGCACAATATTCACCACAAAAACCTGTCTGAATCGATTGAATATGTTTCGTATTGTATAAGTATGGTCTATATGGATATAAGTATAACTGAACATTTGCGGGGGCATGAATTCCAAACGAATCAAAGTACGCAGCATGTCTTCCTTCAATTATAAACGAACTCCAGTGGGATCCGGATCCTGCATTATCGTCTTGCATATTAATAATGTAAGCACCATTCCTTCTTTCTTTTGGTAATTTATCCTTAGTGTATATTCCAATTAAAGGTACACCTATACGTTTACATATTGAACTTAATTCTTGATCACTTTGCATTATTTATTAAAAATGAATATTATTTCAAATATATATTAATTTAAAATAATGAATCAAGAAATTTGGAAAAGATTAACAAATGAGTATGAAGGGTATTCTGTAAGTAATTATGGAAATGTTATAAGTCATATAAAAAAAACTTATCATTCTTCAATTATAGATTATAACATCAATAAACCATTAAAATTAACAATAGACAAAGTAGAAAATAACGAATACTACAAAGTAACATTAAAAGGTGTAAAGTGTAGGGTTCATAGATTAGTAGCTATGATGTTTTTACCAGATTATTCTGATGATTTAATGATTGATCATATTGACGGGAATGGATTAAATAATCATGTCTCTAATTTACGAATGTGTAATAAACATCAAAATTCATTAAATTCAAAAAAACCAAGTAATAATACAAGTGGTTATAAAGGTGTTTGTTTTTATGACAATAAATGGGAAGCTTCGGTAGGTAGAGGAACCAATCGTATTAGAAAATGTTTTAATACTTTAGAAGAAGCTATAAAATATCGCAATGAAATGACAAACAAATATTATTCAAACGAATTTTATATTGAAGATAGATTATCTTTGTCTACATGATTGATCAAGATTCTTGGGTAAAAGAGGATTGAATGGAGTGCCACCTGCCCCTACATAACCCATACATCCTCCTTTCTTGGGATTAGCAACACCATATACTACTGGATTAGGTCGTGATTGATCAAGCATGGTTCCAATTAAAGGTGAGGTAGCTGGGTGACCTCCACCAACAAAAGTGTTATACGATGAAGTAGGAGTACGATCAATACCGGCTTGTACTTTACCACCGAGTGTCACTTTAGGAGTTAATATCTTATGTGGGGGTATCTTAATTGTATGTAAAGGAGTGTTACCAACTGCTTCAACACCTTCACCATTTAATTTTTCTTCACCAGAAAGAGATAGACGGAATGCCTTTGCCTTTGAATGATTTTTGGAAAGTTTCTTGTGTTTAAGATGAGATAATTTTAATTCTTCTCCATCACTACCAACTTGTTCTGGTTTAATGTTAATTGATCCACCAGATTTTAATTTTCTAATTTGTTCTTTTGACAACTTAGCACGAATTGAACTTAATTGTTTCACCATTCTTTATTATAATAATAAAAAATGTTTAATTTATAATGTTAGAATTTATTTTCTATAAAAATGTAAATGTTTTTGAGTCCTGAAATGTCTTGCCTTTTCTGCCCATTGTATCGTGGCACCACACTCACAAGTCCATTGGTCATGGTCTTCACCACTAAACTTGTATTTTATTCTGTCTTGATGACATTTACTTTTAACGTGTCTTGATTTCTGACACAAAAGTACATGTGCACCACATTCACAATCAAACATTCTCTTATTGAATGGCACTTTTTCTACTTCTACTTTTTCTACTTCTACTTTTTTTACTTCTTTACCACTTTCTTGATGAACTTTGGTTTTAAAGTGTCTTGCTTTGTTTCGCCACTTTACAGTCACACCACATGAACATTCAAAAGTTCCGTTGTTGTCTGGATCTTTGTAATTGTATTTCATTCTCTCTTCATGCACTTTTGATCTCTGGTGTCTTGCCTTTTCTTTTTTCTGTACAGTTAACCCGCACTCGCAATTGTGACTCATGTTTTTATTTTTATTTTTTACTTTTTTAATTCAATTTCATTTTTATTAACATTACATTTTAAGCACGAACTAGTTCACCTGATCGTAAGCTGATAGCAATGGTTCTTTGGGTCTCGATGTAGCAGAAGTAATCGAGTGTATGTTCCGATGTGTTGGTGCCTAAAATTTGGATCGATTTAGGTACACTATCCTCTGCTGGAATACGACGACCTAAGTTGACAACAATCCAGCCATACCCCATACCATAAGTGTATTCATCGATTAGACCAGAAGTAATACCAGTGCTTAGACCACCATTAAGTGCCCAGTGGTGTTGTGCTTGATCCACAAAATTCTGGAAAGCGTATTGTTCGTTAAGCATAAGTGCGTTCACGCCTGCTACAAGTACATTAAAGGAATCAATATAGCTGAGTGGGGTAACTGTAGCTGGTTCAGTGGCAAATGCCGATAGTTGAGGGGCAATACCGAGCCCACCATTAGAATCAGCATTAATGAAGGGTGCTATGATGATTGATCGTGGATTTACGATACCATTACTGAGCAGGTTGTTAATTTGCTTACCAGGACCAATATTAGGTACGACGAATTGGTAAATGTCATTGTACACAATCTTTTTGGTGGCATTGAGTGAAAGGTAAGTGTCTTCCTTGTTAGGATCAAAGGCATAGAGAGGGGCGTAGAGGCGCACTGACTTTTGGGCATGTGAGAGTGAAGTGGGGATACCAGATTGTCCACCAGTAGGATAGATAGTACCTACACCCATAACAAGTTTCCATGTTTTGGATCCTACATCATCAATGTGTTCAGCACCTTGTCCTACACCTAGAGATGCTAGCATGACTGGGCAAGTTTGGTTGCTAAAGTTTTGTGCTGTTTGTGTGATTTTAGTAACAGCGGGAGTAGAGTCAGTTGCTGCTTGGAGTGAAGTGGTGAATGTAGCAGATCCTTGGTTGAGGTTGATGACGAAGCGTAAATACGCCCCCTTAACAGGAATGATTTGTTGGAAAAAGTCGTGAAGATGTTTGAGGTAGATAGTAGCAGTAATGTACCATACACGATATCCAGCATCAGTAGTACCAGTAAGAGTAGATGCAAAATAAGATTTGAGTAGTTTATCAGTGTATGTAGCACCGAGGAATAGAGAGTAGGGAGCAACAGCAGGATCATAAGCAATGAATTGTTGACGTTTGTAGAAACCAAAGTTGGCTTTGCTTTGTGTAGTACCAGTCATGGCAGGGTAATTTGTGGCATAAAGACCATCAAAAGCTGCACCTTGAGCTCCGTTAGCTACAGCAAGAGGACTAGCACCAAGATTGACGGCAGCAGCATTAAACAGAATACCTTTATTGCTGGGGTATAACATTTCAAAACCGAAATCTCTGTTGTTGCTGATACCACGACCTTCAGGAGAAGCAGCAGTGTTGTATTGAAAGGCATCTACTGTATCGGGCCAGAAGCCGATGGTTGCACCTTGTTTTCGTACGTCTGACATTCCTAAACTGGCTGTCATCTTGTAGTTGAGGTAGTAGTTGCTTGTACGAGTAAGCTGGATAATTGTTGTATTATTGTATTCTACGCTCATGCTATCGATCAAGTTCCAGTAGCCATTTTTCAACCCAGCAGCAAAATTGCAAGTAGTAATTTGATCCCAACCAGTTACAGCTGAAGTAGGGTAAAGTGTCATCACTACAGGCAAAGAGAGGTATGCCTCGTTGTAACTTACATACTTCCCGCTGTTTGAGAATGAGCTTGTGTCAATTAATAGCTGATTACTTGTATAATTACTATTATTCATATCAATTATGTAGGCAAATTCTCTGCTAATAAAAGGGTCTGTCGTGATTTGTGATGCGTTAGATTCTTCGTATAGAAATTCGTCTGCTGTCGAACTCATTTATTTTTTATGTTTTTCAAGATAAAAAATTAACTTTATTTTCAAAACTCAAAACATACATTTTTATTTCGTCGTAGTTTTACTTTCTATATCTAAATTAATAAACTTTTTCTTCCTTGGTTTGATATTTAAATTCTTAACTTTATTAATTAATTTTTCATTCACTTCCCGATTCTCAACAATCTTTTCCAATTCCTTCTTATCATTATCATTATCTACCTTGATTTCTGCTGGGATCTTCCCACCTGAATGTTTTGATCTCAATAGGAATAATCTTTTCATTTATTATAAAAAACAAATTAAACTAAAATTGCAATTTCTGAAAGTAAGTCCATACCTTGAAGTCGGCTAATTGTACCATCTTTCATATATCTAAGTACACACCCCCTAAATTCTCTTAGTAATTCAGGACTATCATTACCAGCTTGGATTTCACCTTGAAGCACTAAAAAACGATCATATTCATCATCCCCTTCGTCCATCATAATCAGATTCCCTCCTAGATTTAATGTTTCTTCCATGGCACACTTTCTTACTACTTCTTGGAATAATGCCTTTTCCTTCTTTTCTAGTGTCTGATATAATCTAGGATTAATCTTTTTATTTTCAACTACATCCATTATAAAATTTTGCATTTCTTTTGAAATATGAATTCTAGGTATATGAGCAACATTTGTACCTGAATGATGTTTGATTGTTAAAAGACCCTTTCTTAAAAATGGTATATGAATAAGATACTTGCCAAATTGATACAATCTAGGTGTCTTATTTTCTTCAATACCTCTTCCTATCTTACGGAATATATTGCGTTTCTTTGGTAACCCTGTTCCTGTTGAACGTTTTTCTGTTGATGGGGGAGCAGCTCCTTGTGCTTGTTCCCAAGTCAAAATCTTTTTCAATTGTTTAACACTCATGGCACCCACATCATCAGCAGCTCCACGGTCATGCCAGAATCTTACCATTCTATAATTCAATTGACTTGCTCTTACATCTTGTCCATACTTTTCACCATATATTCTAGTTACTTCAGCTAGTAATTCGTCTCTTGACATGTGATCTATAGTATTAATTGGATCTGTGCCTGTTTCTGTAGTAGTTGTTGTGTCTGTTTGTGTTCCTGTTGATACTGCACCTTGATCTGTTGGCATACCCTGTTCTCGAAGACCCTTTTGTCTAAAGTAATCAATAACAAAGTTCTTAAAAAAGGCATCGTCAACTGGAGTTCTTGGTAATTTGTTTTCAATATCAGTTATACTTTGATTAATTGCTTGAACTGAATTCATACTAATACCACCCACAAATCTATCTATTTGATCCTCATTATATAATATACTTTTTAATGCTTGTTTTAAAAGATCCACTTGGTGTGTATTTTGAACATCAACAACAGCTTGGGGTGTAGATGTGGCTGTAGGTTGGAAACCAATATATTCACGTTGTTGTCTATCCATAAGTGCCTCTTCATAATCTTTGTTTAATTGTTTTCTTTTTTCTGTGTAACATTTGATTTCTTTTTGTTTTCTTTCTCTATCAGCCCTGTCTCTATAGTGTTGAACGCTTAACGTTGCAGCCATTTATTATTTATTTTATTTTATTTTAATTTTCTTCGTATCTTAATCTTCTGTATATTTTGACATGTCAATAATTTCAGTCCAATTTTTTCTCCATCTTTTTTCAACTTCGTCTTGAACAGCTATAGTAAGAAAATCGTTTGGCTCTTCCGTACAATATTTGTATAATTGTAAAAGTATTTTTTGATCAATCCCTAAATTAAAGTCACTCAAAATAAATTTCAAATCCCTTTGTGTAGATAACTTTTTAAGTAGAATATACGAACATTGAAGACGAATCATCTTGGGTACCCCAAAGTAGCTTTGGCTAGCATAAAAACAACTGATACCACCACATATTTTTCTCCCTCTAATAAAGTAACTTTCAATAACAGCTTGTTTCTTTTCAATCACAAGGTCGTCAAATACAATAAGAATCTGATCATCTTTTTCAAATTGTTCAGCAAGATCCTCCGGTGTTGGTATATTATGAATACCCTCATACATGTGATACTGTTCTGGATCAATTTTTAATGTTAAGTAATTGTATAACGGCTCGTCTTTATTTGCACAACAAACGACAATATGATTAAATGTATCCTTTGCCCTGTGTATAAAGTTTACCACTACCTGTGTCTTACCACTCCCAGATGCCCCTACACATATACATCTAAACGGTAGAGAGAATAAATGGTCATTGTAGGATGGATTGATGTAATGTGGTATCAAAGCTTTAGGTAGATGTTCATAAACATTTAGGTTCTCATTGGTTATTTTTTTACTTTTCTTCACCATTTATCTATTATGTATATAATATTCTTTATCGTAGTTTTCTTTTACTTTATTTTCTCTATCAATTATAGCATCATAAAGATATTGAAAAGCTTTACGATATTGTTTTGTTTCTATATTTATACATGATACCCACATATTTTTTGATTTATCAAAATGTATTCCTTTAAAACCAGATTGGTTATCATTTCTAATTTTAGAATTCAATGTATTTTGATGTTGATTACAAATTCTTAAATTTGATATATGATTATTTAATTTATCACCATCAATATGATCTAAATTTTCACCATTGTAATTATCCATAAAACATGTTGCTACCAATTTATGTACATTAATATTTTTTCTATTAATATCAATCATACAATATCCACCATTATTAACCCATCCCTTCAAGGGGCATTTATAATTATCATCAATAATCCATTCATGATAAAGTACTTGCCTTTTATGACTAACAACATTACCATAATTTGATACTGAGTACCCCTCTGTAAATGGTTTCCATATTTCATTCATTTTTTAAGATTTAAATTTAAACACAAAATCATTTTTCATCTTTATATTTATTAATAATAAAAACAATGTCTAAAACAATTAGCGTATCCAGTTATGAAGGGATTTTCGATACACAATTACAAAATTCACTTATTGTTGGTAATGGTAGTCCCGATCCTACTAAAAACAATTACAGCAAATTCACTTACATCTTTCCTCAAGGTGCTGTAAACTTCGGTCCTGACACTGAAATAGCACTCAATTTTATTAGTATGTGGAATGCCTACTACAATATCACTGACCAAGAATATGGTGCTAGATACAACAATAATTACTTCTCCTACCAATGGCCCGATGGTGCTAACGATTTTGACAATATTCTTCCTACAGCTGTAACTATCCCCAATGGCTACTATACTTTCACTACATTAAACACTTGGTTTCAAAGTTTCATGATTCAAAACAACCATTACCTTATCGACGCAAATGGTAACTACGTCTTTTTTATGGAATGGATTTGGAACCCCACCTACTTCCGATATCAATTAATCACCTATGCATTACCTACTATTCTTGGGACTTACACTCAACCATCAGGTGCAACTTGGTCTTTACCCACTAGTAATAAAGCACCACAAGTTCAGATTTATAACCCTCCCTCTGATGCAACTATTCGTTTTTTCCCAATCAGTAATTTTAAACAAGTTGTAGGATTCCCAGCTAATTATGGAACACAAACAACATTTACAGGAGATACTACTATTAATACAACAACACTTACAAATATAAGTATTAATACAAACTTACTAGCTGCTGGTGTAGCTGTTTTTATTACTGGACCCGGTATTCCAACTGGTACTTACATTGTTTCCATTGATAGCCCAACACAAGTAACGCTTTCTAATAATGCTACTTTAAGCACTACAACTGGAACTTTCTATGTATTCAGATATACAGGTTATGGTGGCAAAAGTGCTGATTTTATTGACACTGGTGAAAGAACAACTCTTTTCCAACAAGTCAGTCAAGTTAATGTGTTGTGTTCTCTACTCAGCAATCAATATAAAGTACCATCAACCATTCTTTACACATTCTCCATCACAAGTGTGCCAACTGGCAGCCCCATCAGTATTGAACCACAAGCTTCGTTAATCTTTTTACCCATTATCGGTGGTCAATATACTTCTATTCAATTCACTTTGGTGGATCAAGAGTACAGAGAGATTTTTCTCGAAGATCCCAACGTGGTGATTAATGTGGTTTTCAGGTGCCGACCAAAGTTATTAAACTGATTTCATAAAAAAAATGATTTAAAAAAAAGTCAAAAAGAGATAAAAAGAAAAGACCCGAATGCCAAAAAGAGATTATTCAAAAGGACGTGTATACCGACTTGTTTGTAAAAACACAGGATTACAATACATAGGGAGTACTATAAACACATTTCCAAAAAGATTATCCAAACATGTATATGATGCTAAAAATAGAAAAGATTGTACATCAAATACAATTATAGATAATGGAAATTATGAAATACTATTAGTTGAAAAATATCCATGTAATGATAAATATGAATTAAAAGTTAGAGAACAATATTGGATTGATATTTTAGATTGTGTTAATAAAAATGCTGCTTATAGATCACCTGAATATTGGAAAGAATATTATCAACAATATAGAGAAGAACATAAAGACGAAAAAATAGAATATAATCAAAAGTATTATGAAGAAAATCAAGACGAAATTCTAGATCAAAAAAAAGATTATTATCAAGAAAATAGAGAAAAAATATTAGAATATAATGC